GATCTCGGCCTTGAGCTCAGCCAGGCGCTCATTAACCGATCCGTCACCGTCGCCACTAATCAGCTCAATCTCTGAAAGCAGGTTCTGCGCAAGCTCGGTCTTGCTGATCTTGCCGGCCAGAGCAGACAGATAGGCCGACACATCGTTTGATGTCGACGTAGGCACATAAAGAAAGGCGCTCTTCCCGTATGCATTGGTCGAGCGGATGAAGTAGTAATAGTTGGTGTAGAACGCCAGATCGTTGTGGGTGAACGACTGGCCCTGACCCAGGTACTGCGCCGTGCCCGATGTCGCATTGGGGTTGGTGCTGAAAAAGTACTCGTAGGTGCCGCCGTTCAAGCCGTGGTTCGGGTTCTGCGGGATCAGCACGATACTGTCGATCGATGATTGCACCACACAGGATTCCGGAATTGGCGGCCCCTGGATGCTCACCGAGATACTCGCTTCGCCAGATCGGGCCATTGGGCCCAGGGCGGCCACACTCATTGTGTATGTGCCTGACGCCAATCCGTTGATGGCAAGCGTGTTGGCCGTCGCGGGCACCGAGCGTGACTGCGCGACACCACCGCCCTGGCGGACCGTGACCACATAGGATGTGACGATGCCTTGAGGTGGAACCCACGACAGCACGCCCTGCACTACCTCAGCTGCATCTCCCGGCGCCCACGCAAGGCCGGTTGGCGAGCCGAGCCCGCCGCTTGGCAGGTTAATGAACCCCAGCGGGTTGTAAGGCTGGCCCACGGCATCATCGAAGATTGCCGCCTCGTACTGCTTGACCTGAACCGTGCATCCTTCGCTGTCACCCATAGACCAGTCGGAGACGATGAACTCGCCAAGGATGTTCAGTGACGGCAGGTTCACACGCACTACTCGGCCAGGCCGGCAGTTGTAGCCTGAGAAGTTCATCGGCAGGCTGATTGCGCCGCCAGCACGCCTTTGGCGCATGGCGATGTTCGCCAGGCGCTGAGGCTGATAGGCGTCGGTCACATACGAGAACGTCATCGTCTCAGCAGCTTCGCCGCCGTCCTCAAGAATCCATTCGGAAACGCTGACCTCTGGGTAATCCGTCTCGGTCCAGGACTGTTCAGGATCAATGAACGTGCCGCGCACCGTGTTGATGGCGGAATCGTTCGTCGACTCGGTACTTCCAGAGACCGTGCCGATGATCATGTCTTCGGTGATCTCGAAGTCATACGGGCCGTAATAGGCCCCTGCCTGGAGCATCCAGCGGCCGCCGACGCGGATCAACTTGCCGGCGCATGACGCTTCCAGCTTCTGCAGTACGCCCGGACGTTGCTCGTCAGCACCAATCACGCAAGAAGTGCGATAGCGCTGGCTGACCGAGCCGTCGGCATTGGTCAGTGCTTCATCGCAGACGTTTGCTGCGCTGGCGAATGTCTCGAAAATGATCTCGTCGTCTGGGACGTTGCAGCGGTTACGCAGGAACCAGAGGATGTGCAGCGCGGTGTTGGCGGTATAGATGTTGTTGCCGGTGCGCGGGTCGTAAATGTCATTCCGGCCACGGACAACAAAGCGAGTGTCAGGGATTCCGGACGGGAACTTTTCGGCACTGTACTTCAGGGTAATGCGCACGTACGACAGGCCGCGCCCGATCTGGCTGTCTTTCCAGTCCGGGCAATTGGCCTTGAGGAATGCGTTTACTTCTGTTGGGTTGACGATCAGCTCATAGCTGGCGAACTCACCGAACGAGCCAATCTCTTCCTCACCGAGGTAGATGCTCTCCAAGGCATCGATCGCGCCTTCACACAGCACGTACACAAGGTGAATTTGCTCGCCCTCTGTGAGGGTGCCGGACTGCTCCTGCGCCCAGACCAGAACGCCACCGGTGGATACACGACCGAGGATGAACCGGATCGGCGCTTTCGACGACCTTACCGTCTGAGCGGACGGCTCGTTGTCGCGCAACGGGGATTTGGTGTTTAGCTTTTCCTGCTGGGACGCAGCGTAGAAGGCCAGGCCAGCTCCAATTGCAGCGCCCACCGGGCCACCTTGGACGAAGCCAATCACAGCGCCTACGGCGACCTGGGCAATCTTTTTAACGCCACTGGGCATTATTCAACCCTCCAGGCTGACAACGGCTCGCACACAACGCGAGCAACGCCGTCATCGGTCGTCGCCCAATAATCACCAGCCCAGAACACGGCCATGCTGCGACCTGCTGGTGCTTCGTACATGACGACATCACCTCGCTGGATGAACGAGACTGCAACCCTTGCAAAACAGGCGTCCCATGCAGCTTCCAGGCTGCCGTGACGCCTCTTCAGCGCACGCTTGGCGCCCGCTTCCGTTTTGTAGGAGCCTCGGTATTGCTCGGCAGGATCGACACCACACACCGCATTCGAGCAGTCGGCGGCGAATAGGCAGCAGTCAAATTCGCCCCATGAAAAAGGCCGCCCTTGGGCAGCCTTGATCACGTCGTTCAGACGCGTGGTCCAGTCTCTATGGCGCATATCTAACTTCCGTAGGTGAAGGTCGGCGCATCCTTGGCAGACCCCCAGTAGATGGGCCATTCGGACATTTGCGCGATTGCGTAGAAGAAGCGGTCGCCCTGGTGCCGGGCGCGGTGGTTTTCGTCCGTCCAGCGCTCGGTGCCGGTTCGGCTCCACTCGGCCATGCGGTCAATGACCGGCACGGTGATGGTGTTGCCGTCCTGGCCATTGCCCGCGAACGAGAACTTGGCGGCGTCCATGCGCCCGGAAAACAGGATGTCGGCGGCGTAGTTGCCGGCCTCGTCGAACACCACGAAGATGACCTTGGCCATTCGGCCCCGGCAACCGCGCACGTTGGTTTCGGACAGGATGTAGGAGTCCAGCCCACTCAACGTCAGGTCGACCGACATTGGCGAACCTGAGTTGTCGCTCTCCTGCGACTGGCTGACCTGGCCGAAATTGCCCACGCCTTCGTAGGTGATACCGTCGACGATCAGCTCGCCGGTTCCGGTGTGGGCGAAAACCATGCCGTCTGCGAAGTCGAGCTGCACGGCGTACACCGGCATGAATTTGCCAGTGGCGATGATATCCACCACCTTCTGGCTGAAAGGGAAAGCTGAGGGCATCAGAATGCCTCCCTGAATGAGTAGCTGCCGTTGGCGACCACCGGGCGACGCGTCATGGCCCATGTATCAGTGGTCATGCGCATTTCCGAGTACGGGGCCAGGTATTCAACTGCCGCCCCTGCCGTGAGCGTTTTCCGAATTCGCTTGTTGAGCGGCACCGTGATCTGGCCCTGGGCGTTCGACGAAACCGGATCGGTCACCTCAAACATCTCGCCCGCGATGGTTATGTAGTCACCCACGCTGAAAACCGGGGAGTTGGCCGGCGCGCCGGCAATGATCATGCTGCGCGCCTGGGCGAAACCGCTGACCACGCTGAGCGCGCCGATACTGCCCTTCCGGTACCGCGTGAAATCCGGCAGGTTGAAAGTGCCAAACATCCCGTCCAACTTGCCGAGGAACGATGAAAGCTGGCGCTCTTCAGCCCGCGTGAGCAGGCCAAAGGTCAGGGTGCACTGCCAGTACGCGCCGGGGTAGCCAACGATCTGCTGCGCGTTCGAAAGCGACGACGTAAACGCCCGGCTGTTGTTGACGATACCCCAGCTCATTTCTGACGGGCGCAGCGAGGCAGGCCACGTGAAAGCCATGCGTTACTCCTTATCTATTAGCGCCTGGCTGCAAGCTGGCGGATGGGTCCGTTTATTTTGAAGTCGCGCATCACCATCTCGTAGCCACCCTTCGCGCCCTGGTATGCAGCCTCCTTAACCATGCTGAGGGTCGATTCGTCTGGAGTGCCTTGGAACTGGAACGACTGGTGGATGGCTGGGCCGTTGGCGCCAGGCGAGGCTGTTTGTTGGGCACTGCTGGACGATGCTGTCGTAGCCGCCTTGCCGACATACCCGCCGTCGGCGTAACCCTTGGTGTTGGCGTTCATGCGCTCCAGGAACTCACGCGCGCCGGGCTGGCTGACTACTTCCTTTTTCACGACAAATTCGCCGGCGTGGACAACGCCCTTAGGCTCGAACTTACCGCCATCGCCGGTATAGCCGCCGCTAGAGAATCCCGACTGCGAGATGGTCTGGCTTGAACCGGTCATGGTGCCCTGACCAAGCGCCGCACTACCTCCACTCAAAAAGCTGAATGCAGTGCTCAGAAAACCCGCCGCGGCCTGCCTGAGCTGAATCCTGATCAAGTCAGAAACCACCCCGTCAGCAAAATCCTTGAATGAGGCCTTCCCGGTTTTTACGAAGCTGAGGACAGCATCCTCCATGTTGCTAAAACCGTTGGTGAACAGCTGCTTGGTCTGACCGGCCACGTCGCGCGACTGCTCAAGGTAGTTCTCAAGCGCTGAACTCGCACCCAGAGTCCAATCGGACTGGGCTTTATCGACGTCCGAGTAATACTTTTGCTGCATTGCCAGGCGGCTTTGCAGCGCGGCGTTCAGCGCATTCGTTTCCTTGCCATACAGGTCCTGGCTGATCTTCCCTTCGTTGCGCTGCTGCAACAGATTGTCCAGCTGGGACTGGTACTGCTCCTGAATCCCAAACTCCTCTTGAAGTCGGGCGCGCGCCTGGTCGCCCATTCCTTGGCCTGCAAGGCTATTGCTCAGGCCGACCTGATCCTTGGATAGCTGGCTGTTCAGGTTCGCCTGGAAGGAAATCATCTTCTGAGTTTCCTCAGCAGCCAATTTCCTGAGCTCTACTTCCTTTTCAAGGCTGGCGTTTTGCTTCTGCTGCGCAATGTTCAGTTCGGCCATGGCCAGAACTTGCTTTTGCGAGGAGGTGAGCGTTTTCTTTTCCTTCAACTGAGCAATTTCAGTCTCCAGCTCGACCAGCTTCTTCTGCTCCGCCCCTATCGATTTGGTGGTGCCGTCCTGATTCAATAGCTCCTTGCTCTGTGCAACCAGCACCGCGTAGCGCTGGCGCGCGTCGTCGAGCATCTTGGTTCCGGCATCCTCCTGATACGCCTTCTCCTTGCCGGCGTTCTTGTTTGGCTTGGTGCCTTCTGTGATCTGTTGCAACTGCCTGTCAGCTAGCTGCGCGGGCGTCAGGCGGGTAGGCGCAAGTGGTGACGCTCCATTGGTCAACAGGTCGTAACCGGTGCGCTTCTTCGGCATTCCAAGATCGATTTGCGGGCCTCCCTGCAACTTCAGAGCTGCGTTGATGACGCGCTGCATCTGCTCGATCTGTTTATTGGCGCTTTCCTCGGCCGCCTTCGCAGCGTCTTCGTGGCTTTTCTTGACAGCTGCCGTCGAGTCCTCTGCTGCCTGCTGCTGGGTGTACAGGGCAATCAACTGATTACGCAGAGCGGTCTGCTGAGCCTTGTCAGCGGTTTTCACTGCATCTTCGTACTTCTTCAGCAGGTCGGTCTGCTCGGCAACGATACCGGCTTGGGCGGCCTGCTCCTTCGTCAGCCCCATTTTCCCGGCGCGGTAGGCAGCCTCGGCCTTTTCGTTCGCTCCGACCAGGTCGCGCGCTTCGGTCAGCTTGGCGATGTACTTCTGCCACTCTGCGAGCTGAGCCTTTGTTTGAGTGCTTGAGCCAGCCTGGGCAGCGCTTAGGCTGGATGTGCTGCTGGTAACTGCTTTGTTTGCTGCGTCAACACCAGCGAGCTTTGCCGCGAAATCTGCCGAGTTTCTGCTGCTGGTCTGCTGCGTTACGGCCAGCTCGGAAAGCGATTTGATGAACGCGGGAGTAGCGTTGCTGTTCTCCTGAATCCACCTGGTCACATCGTCCAAGGGGCGCTTGCCTGCTTTGACCTCGTCGATCATCGTTCGGAACTGTGCGGCAAAAGGCCCGAGCACGATTCCGGTCTGGATCTTGTAGGTGAAATCATCAAGAGCCGATTCGGCGGTTTTCAACTCTTTGGCTTGTTGCTCTGCCCAAGTGATTTTTTGCAGGCGCTGCTGCTCTGCGGACAAGGCCTTGTACTTCTCTATCGACTCAGCAACGGTTGCGTTATGACTGACAAGCGATGCCGACGCGTCTTTGGCGCTGTCGCCCACGCTCAGAAATGAGTATGCGACTGCGCCGGTCATGGCAATCAAGCCCACAGGTCCGGTAAGGAGCCCCAGCAACCCGCGACCGGCCGCACCAGCCAGCAGCATTGCCTTGCTGGCCGTCGTCACTGCCGCAGTAGCTGTCTCTGAGGCTCGTATGGCTTGATTGGCGACTAATGTAGTCTCAGCGACACCTGCTATCGCAGCAGACCTCACAGCGTAGGCCTGCTGGATCTCGACAGACGTTGCAGAAGTTGTGGCTGCCAACTGGGTCTCGGCGGCCTGGATCTGCTTGATGATTTTTATTTCGTCCTGCCGGGCTATCGCCATTCTGTTCCGCGCTGCAGCTCGGCCCTGCTCAGATATCTGATTGGACAATCGTGTAACTTCCAGCTCGCGCTCGGCAACCAGAGCCGCCTGCACAGACCTCATATTGTTGAGCTCAGACTCCTGGCGCATCCGGTCGGCAGCTAGTTTCTGTTCTGCTGCTACCAGCTCGGCATTTGCCCGTGCGAGCGTCGCATTTGCATCGGCCTGCTTTGACTGCGCGCTCAGCACCGCCTGTTTCGCTGACTCCGCCTCGGCCTTGTTTGCTGTCAGCGTTGCAGCGGTAGCGCTGTACAGCGCGGCGGCCTGCTGGATAGACGCCTTGGTCGACAGTGCTAAATTGGCGATCGCCTGGCCCACAGACAGAACCAGTCGACCACCGACGATGTAGGCGAGCGTTTCCGCTGCGTTCGACACACGGGAAAGCATGAGGTAGGTGGCTGACGAATCGCTGGTCAGCGCGTCCATGGACTTGGAAGCGGCAACGAATGCAGACGATATGGTTGCGCTGACGCCGCTGACCTGGTCCATCTTTCCGACAAGCTGAGTGAAAGAGTTATCAAGCGCAGTGATGCTGTTGCCGATAGTTACCGCTGTCTTATCGAACAGCTGATCAACTGCTACGCGCTGAGCCTGGAGAGCCTTGACCACAGCGTCTGCGGTCAGCAGGCCGGCAGCACCAAGCGAGCGGAGTTCGCCCACCGTCTTGCCCATGCCTGCCGCAATAGCCTGTGATAACGCTGGAGCTTGCTCCATGACGCTGTTCAGCTCTTCGCCGCGCAGGACGCCAGACGCGAATGCCTGGCCAAGCTGGATCAGAGCTGCATTGGCAGATGCCGCAGAAGCTCCAGAAATTGCCAGGGTCTTGCTGATAGTGCCGACGACGCCAGCGACGCCCTCACCGGTCAGTTTCAGCTCTTTCTGATTGGTCGCGATCCGCTGGTAAAGCTCTGCTGTTGCGTTCAGTGGCTGGTATGAGCTTTGGGAAATTGCGAATACTGCCTTTTGAGCAGCAGCAAGCTCACCAGCACCGTCGGTTACCAGCTTCATGCGGTTCGTGAGCGTGCTGTATGCCTCGGCTGCATCGTAGAAAGCCTTAGCGCTGAACGCAGCCGCCAGAGGCCCAGCTATGCCAGCAGCAGCACTGCCAAGCGACTTTACTTGACGCTCGAGGCTTTGAACCTGAGCGGTCGCTGATCTGGCATTTTGGCCGGCGCCGTTAATTGCGTTGCCAGCACCGGAAATAATCGGTCCAGTCCTCAGGCCCGCATCGTTCAGCGCCTGTAGACCTCGGCGAAGATCGTCCACTTTCTGCTGAGCACTGCGGCTATCGACCTCAATAGCGAGGCGTGAGGTGAGGGCCATACTTTTCTCCGGGCATAAAAAAACCCGCAGAAGCGGGCGTTTATTTGATGATTCGTCTATGACGCGATTTTGAAAAGAACCAGCATTACAACCACCACAAACAACAGCACTACCAAGATTCCCTTGCCCGAGCTCGGCTCTATTTCAACCGAAGATGGCTGAGGATCTCGATCTATAGTTTCAAGCGGGGGATTGAGAATCGCATGAAGATCATCTTTCATTTTTGCATCAGCGGCTAATATCTCCGCTGTCTGCATATTGATAATCTTCAGCTTTTCGTCGTCATTAAGCCCCTCCAGCAGATCTTCCAAATCGTCTTGCTGGTCAAGAGCCTTCTGGTGTCTGTTTCCGCCATTTCTCTGAACCGCTTCAAGGGCCTCAAGCTCGCTCTTTACATACGCTCGAACCGTCTCCCGGCAGACTTTTCCGCCAGGCATCCATCTTTCGAGCGCAGCAGCTCGCTTTAAGGAAAGATCGGCGAGGTAGCGCTCTGATTCGTTAGCGCTTTCCTCCATCACCCTGGTCCTTCGCTCAAGCTCTTCAGTGTGGAGTTGCTGAAACAGGATAACGTCCTTTTCGTCCAGGTCCGCCATCACCTCAATGACGTAATCACGCTCCTTTGCCAAGGCTGCGTGAATATCGCCGCCCTGCTGTATGATCTGATTGCGCACAGCATCATTCAGATCTTCAATTGAGACGGCGAGAGCTCTGAGGTTTTCCCTATTTGCTTCCATTGCCAAATTCCAACGCTTATTGATGACGGCAATCTACCATCATCGGGCGCAACGGCGAACGACCACTCAGAAGTTTATGAGGTTTTTTGCGACAGCTGCAGCGGCAGCCTTGATCGTGCTGAACGAAAGGTCCAAGCCTTTTTCTTGGATGACGTCTACCGTCTTGCTCCAAAGGGTTTTCGATCTAATCTGGTCTAGGAATTCATGCCCTTCCCATGTGAGATCAAAAACGAAGCACTCGCGAGGCTCGCTGCTGTATTCGACGCATTCCGCATTGATCAGCCCTGCCTCTTTCAGCAGGAACATCTGATATGCGACCAAGGCTGGATCGTGTCCAGGAATGTCCTTGTCTGTAATCGTCTTGTTGTGGTCTTCGTTTTCCTCAACAGCTATCAGGATCAGCCTGATCAGGTCCCAATCTCTTTTCATAAGCTCTCCACGGTGATTCTGCAGGCGCCAGTTCTGTGGCTGGATGAAAGTCCAGTAACCAGTTCCGGGTTTAGCGTAGTAGCGTATCGCCAATTAAACCAAAAGGAATTTGGAAATGGCAAAGCAACCACCTAAAAGCGGCTCCGCATGGACCGCCACTGAAATCTCTCAGCTACGCACCCTGGCTGCTGGAAACACCCCCACAAGGATCATCGGCTTGAAACTGGGTCGCTCTGAGCAGGCCATATACAGCAAGGCAGCCGAGCTGGGGATCAGTCTAAAGCCGACAAATCAGTCTCCGTACAATCGGAAGTGAGTTGTGCAACGCATCTCTCGTACGCTTCGCGCTGATCTGACGTCCACTGGTGGTCGTGCCCCGCAAGGGCGACCGCCAGATCATCAAGGCATGCAAGTAGTTCAGCTTTGAAATCGCTCATCACTTCTCCTGCGGTCCTGCCGCATCATGTGGTTTCGTCATCATCGTCCTGGCCCATGAACAGACGATCCAGCTCAAAGACCACTTCGTCGACCTCCTCCCGCGGGATCGGAGAGGGCCGAGCGTCGAGCCAGTCCGATATCTCTCTGGCCGAAAGCGGCATTGGGAATACGCCGCCCATGCCTGAGATGTAACGCCGCCCCCGGCATACGCCCCTGAACGTGTTCAGCAGGTATGCAGTGATCGGGTCTTGGGGCGGCTCGTCCGGAACGGGCATGCCGAACCGTTGGAAAATCAGCTTTCGCTTTTCGGCTTCCGGCCCCGCCCACTCGCTTTCCCACTGGAAGCGGGCGATGGCTTTTCCAGCGTTTCGACCTGCTCCACTTTTTTGGATGCAGCCAGTTCGCCGCTGTGCTCCAGCACGAACAGGAACAGGCCGACGTTATCCTCAAGCATCTGAGCGCCGACCTGCTCGGTGTATTTGATTTCGTTGCCGTCGCCATCCACTGCGCCGGTCCAGTCCTTCAGCAGGAACGAGGCGATAGCCAGACAGTGATTGACGTATTCGGTCTTCTCGCCTGCGATCACGCCGATGTCACCTTCCTGGAACTGGGCGTCGTTGCGAGCCAGGCGGCGGCGCATGCGCTCCATCGCGATCTGGTATTCGGTGTTGTCCAGCGAAACCAACTGGACTTTGGTATCCGCATCGAAATCGAACCACTTCGCAGCGGTATCGACCACTTCTTTGTTCTTCAGCTTGAGAGCCATGATGCAACCTCAACGCCACGCCATAAAAGGACCGCCCCGGCAGGCGTTATCACCGGAGCGGTCAAAAGGGTTTACGGTGCTGGGTCAGCAGCGTCACGGGTGATGGTAGGGCTCTGCTTGGCCACGGTGTAGTTCAGTTCGATCTGGATCAGGTCACGCTTGCCGCCGTTCGGCAGTTCGCCATCCACTTCCACGGCCGGGAAGTTGAACGTGTACTTGTTACCCAGCGAGTCGGTGATGGGGAACTCGACCGCGATCGGCAAGCGGGTGAACGTGTTCTTCCAGATCTGCCACGCGCGCTTGGACCATGCCAGCGTGATGCTGCCAGTGATGGCCGCTTCGGTGGCGATGTGGGCGCCAGGCCCGAGTCGCTCCGAACCCAGGCAGCGCTGAGTCTGCAGGCTATTGTCCAGATTGATGGTCATGGCCGAAACGCAGGCCACGCCTTCCAGCGACTGGCCATTCACCAGAATTGTGCCGACGCTGTTGTTCGACAGGAACGGCGTAGCGGTCGGCGCGTTTGGCGTGACGACAATCGGCGCCTCGCTGTCGGTGTAGTCCAGGCACGCCATGTTGAAAGTGGCGGTGACCTTGCCTTCTTCTGGAATCTCCAGCGCAAAGGTGGACACATGAGCGCCCTTGAAAACGCCGTAGACGCCGATGTCGTTGTAACCCTTGGCGATGCTGAAGGTGTTGCGAGTATCGCCCACACGCAGCACGTCGCTCGTCCAGGCGCCGTAGAAAGCGGCCTCCAAGAGCTGATCGAACGAGCCGAACGAGAACTCGGCCGACAGATCGCCGCCGATATCAATGCTGGTGGCCACCGAGCCTTGGCTAAGCCGGGTGTCGGTGATCTCGTCACTGACTTCGGTGTTGACGGTCGGGGTCAGCGCGTTACCGGTCAGGCGCAGCGTGTCCCAGGTGCCGGTGGGGGTAACGCCGGGCGTCACCTCCTTGATGATGTGGCTTACTACTTTGGCGCCTGACGACATGAGAATCTCCTTTCGGCGGGCATAAAAAAACCCGCTCAAGGCGGGGTTGGCGGTCTTGCTTGGATGTTACTGTTTCGTGTTTCCACTGACCAAGCTACTGATAGCCACAACCAAACGACCAAGCTCTGAATTGAGCTGCACGACGCATGCTTCAAGGGTCTTGATGCGGTCAGAAAGCTGAACTTCGGAGCGGTATGGGATCTGGTCGATCTTGGCGGTCAGGGCTTTGCCCAGTTGGGTTTCACTGATCACGGCGCGGAGTTTATCGAGGCTCTTCGATACATCACCCGCGAAGTCGGCCTTCACCTCGGCCTTCACCTCCTTGTCGCCCGGAGTGCTAGTGTCTCCACCTTCGCACATGCAGCAAAGGCCAGCGCCAATGCCTGCAAACACTGTTTGGCCCGCAGCGTTGACGGAAGTCCTCACACCCCAAACCGGAGAAATCTTGCCAGCGTCGATGAATGCCTGGGTCAGAATGATCTGATCACCCTTAACAGCAAAAGGCGTATCGGACTTCTCTTCGCTGCAACCAGCAGCAACCTCCGCGCGAAGGCTTTCAGTGATGGACGCTTGGGCCTGATCATTGGTCATGCCTGGACCGGCCGTGGTCACCATCAGCATCTTCGCAATCACGCGACGATTCCCGTCGTTCAGCTCCAGGCGTCCTTTTCCATCAACCTTCCACCCGGAAACGCCCGGCACGTAGTTCGAACTTTGCATTTTCTTCTCCGATGATCAGTTGGTGTCTGATCGATACTGAAATGAGGCAGAGACTGTCAGCGTGGTGTCGCCGGTGATTGGCGGCCCAGGCTCAACCGGCGTGAGCACCAGCACCTCGAACGCGTCTTGCTTGAGCCTGAGATAGGCCGGGAACAGGGTGGCAATGTCGTCGACAATGCCCTCGGCTTCCCCGGTCCCGTTGCCTGCTGAGGTCACAACGTTGATCTGGAACACGCCTGTGTAGACGCGGTGATCGCCCGAAAGTGTGTCGGTGCCGGTTCCGGCCGGGAGCATGAAAGCTGCCAGATACGTCTCGTCTGTCTCTGGCGTGAAGGTGACGCCCTGATAGGCGATCCTCAGGCTGCGCCCACCCGCCCACACCGTCAGTCTCTGCTCGAGCAGTGAGCGGATTATTTTATGGCTCATACCTGATGCTTCCTGATTGCGTCTTCAACAGTCTTTTGAAATTTCGTAAGCGTCACTCTGACCATCCCGTTTGGCGCTTGCGTGCTATGTCCAAATTCCAGCGGGATGGCATACGGAAGGCTGTTAGTGATGTAGGCGACGTCACCAGCGCGGAACTCCAGCACACCGTTGGCGATTCTCGCGTTTGATTTGCTGCCGCTCGGATCGACCTCTTCTGTAATCGTGTTATTTGGTGCGCCGATACCGAACATCCAGTTGCCACGGAATCGGCCTCCGACATAGCCCTGACCAGCAACGAGACCATTCACATTGAAGTTTTGGTCTCGCTCGGCCTTAGTCAGCGGCTTGGCGTATTTCACGCCTCGCTTCAGCTTGCCGGACTTCGTGAAGTTCGACTCTGTCAGGTTGATGACCGTATTGCGCAGGGAGACCTTGAAGTCGTAATCGTCAGCCGCACGGGTGTTGGCATCGCGGAACGCCATGTTGGCCGCCCATATCTCTGGTTTGCCGACAGGCGACATGCGGATGACGCTACTGCCAATCTCGATGATGATTTCGCGAAGGCTGATATCAACCGCCTCTTTGGCCTGCTCGGCAAATTTGGCGATATCGACGGCGAAGCTACCGGACTGACCAATACCTGCGCGACTCATGAGCGCACCTGCAGCTCGTAGAGCAGTGGTGTGCCTGCCGGGTTGATCTCTTTCAGCGGTGGAATGATCGACCAGGTGCGACCCTGGACCACCACCTTGCTGAGCAGCGTCGGTGGCTGCTCAAGGCCCTTCGCGGCAATCTTCAGCTTCTTGTCGCCAACCTTGATGAGGGTATTGGTCTGAAACTCCTGGCCTGTGAAGTCGAGCAGGATGCCTTGGGCGGTTCGCTCCGTGACCGTATCCGGTGATGTTGTGCCGGTGGCCGGGTTATAGCCGCCCTTGATTGCGTCGCGGATGGTGACTGCCTGGCCGTATTCGGTAATCAGATCGAGGGCCATCACAGCCATCTCATCGTAGAAGGCCATGGTGGCTCCAAGTCAATCAGGCGCGCACTGCAAACAGCCCGCGTCGTTGAAGATAGTCTGCAAACTGCGTAGCGCTAGGCCTGTCAGGCGCAGCAGGCAGCAGTCGCTTGCTCGTATTGCTGATGGTCGCGTATTCACGCTCTACTGCGCCGTCGACCTTTTCCTTCGTGACCGCGCCCTGGCGCTTGTCGATAGGATCAATGTCGTCGGCATGAATCTCTGCGGCCAGAGCCATCTGACCGTACTGAATGCGTGCCGGGAGGTACCGCTCCGGCTTGTTCTCGCCATCCAGGCGAATCTCCCGGCGAGGCCAGGAAAGTGCCTGATCGCCGGTGGATTTGCGTCCCTTCCAGGTCATGCCGTCCATCACCAAGGCGGCCCGGCGCAAAACAGCCTCTTGCGCAGCCTCTTCAGCCGGAATGGCCGCACCGAATTTCCCGGCATAGATGACCAGTTCAGCGGCAGTGGCGTAGCTTTCAGCATCCGGCACGCCGGTGCCGTCCTCGATGATGAGCATGACTTATTCCTTGGTTTCGTTCAGGCGATCTGCTTCGGCCTTGGCCTGAGCTTCATCACCAGCAAAGTCGCTGAATCGTACACCGTCGCGGGTGATGATGATCCACTGGTTATCTGCTTCCAGCTTGGGGATGTAGACCGGCTCTTCCTTGGTGCCATCCTTCTGGGTGCCGTTGGACTCAGGCTTGGTTGGGCCTTTGCCCGGCTTTGCAGGAGTTTTGTCGGCGGCCTTGACCTTGCCTTTCACCGGCGTCTTGCGTGTCTCGATCTCCACCTCAATCTCGACCGCCTTGTAGGCATCGACAATTTCCGGGTAATCGCCAACCACTGTGACCTTGGTCACGCCGCGTTCGACGTTCCGGAACAGATCCGGGTTGCGATAGCGCTTGTTGGGATCGAAGTCGCCGCGCTGGTTGCTGTAAACGAGTTCCATGATGTTCTCCCTGGCGGCCATTTCTGACCGCACCTGTCTTATGGCTTATGCGGCCGGAGTGAGTTCGATCATCACGCCAGCAGTGACCTTGTCGCTGGCAGAGTGCTTGACCCAGTTGGCGGACGAGCCGACAGCAGCGAGCGATGGGTTCGCGCCACCGGCAGTTTCCTTCCAGCTGTAACCCAGAACATCGATGTTCACGACGCCTTCAGCGCGGTAGCCGATGCCGAGGTTTTCTTCGTCGTTGACTTCGTAGGAGCGGAAGCCGGGCGCCTGGGATTCGGTGATGGTCACTGCGCTTGGCAGCAGGCCGAAGATCACGTCAACCGGAGCGGTATCGGTAACCAGTACCGGCTTGCCCAGAGTGCCTGGCAGGCCGCCATAGATCACGACACCCGCCTCTTCGTACAGCTTGTTGGTGATGGCTTCGTCGACGATGTCGAAGTAAGCCGAAGAGTGCATGACCCACAGCGCGATACGGCCGAATTTGTCACCGAACTTGCGCATGCCGCGAGTCAGCGTCTTCTTGCCGTCGGTCTCGATGCTGGCCTCAACGACCATTGCAGGGTTGGAGCCGATCGAGGCGCGCAGTGCGGCAGTTGCGTACTGCACGAAGCCCTCAAGGGTTGCGTCGGCAACGTCCTGGCCGATGATCTGGGAGAACTCGTCTACCGGGCGACCGCGACGCTTGAACGCCTCTTCGGTCGTCTGGTACGGACCGTACTTCCACGGAGCCTTGACGCCGACTGCCTCACCGGCGCCGATTTTCTTGGCGACGACTTTGGCTTCGGAGTTGACGTCACGGTGATCCAGTGAACCTGCCAGCTTGTAGAAGGCACGTTTGCGGAAGTCGCCTTCGATCAGCTCGTTGTCGAGGATGATTGCGCCGTTGGAGGACGCGTTGAAGATGTCCAGGTTGTCCTGAACACGTTCCAGGTATGCGGTCTGAGCCTCATCGTTGTAGATGATCAGATCGCTGTTCACAGTTGTTGCCATGGGTGAATCCCCTTACTTGGGCAAATTGAGGTATGCGGTTTGGCCGTGCTTGCGCTGGTAGTCGCGCTTTTGCGTGGCTGTCATTTCGGAGCGCTTCAGTGCAGCCTGGCCGCCACCCCCGCCCGGGGCATTCGTACCCGAGGCCCTTGGCCACAGGTGAGGAGCGCTTTCGCGCAAGGATTCCGCCCATTCGAGCGGGGTCAGAGGGGTCTTGCCGTCTTTGCCGAGAATGGTCTGACCAGACTCATCAACGGCGACCGCTTCGCCCTCTTCGTTCAGTGAGAACACGCCTTTGGCGCGCAGGATGATGTCGTCAGTTGCTTCAGGCAGCGCGCCGGCCTTGAGGGCCGCGCCGCGCACCGAGTCGCCCAGGACCTTGCCCTGGAATTTGGCAGCGAATGTTTCAGCCTTCGTCGCGCGCTCGCTGATTGCTTTCAACTGCTTGTCGTAGTCGCCACGCAGACGCTCGGTGCGCTTGTTGAACACCTCGTCCACCTTGCCCTCTGTAAGCAGCCTGGTCTCCTCGTCCTGACCGGCGCGACTCAGCAGCCCTTTGACGGCGTCTATGTCGATGCCCTCAAACTGGGTTTCAAACTGAGTTAGCTTGGTGGAGGTGTCTTTCAACTTCCCCAGCAACTCGGTATTTTTGGTCTTCAGCCCCGAAACGGATGCTTCAACGGCAGTCGCGATAGCGGCCTTGATTGCCGGGTTTTCCAGGTCGATTTCGTTTTCTTCTGCCACGGTGATGCACCCCTTGGGTTTGTGCGCCCGCTTTGCAGGCATAAAAAAACCGCCCGATGGCGGCTGATTGGTAATGCTGGGTTAAATTCCCGCTCGTTCGAACGCCAGCGGCTCAAGCTTTTTCATCTGCTCCAACGTCAGCGGCTTGAAGTTGCGGTCGAGTTGCAGCTCAGAGAAGCGCTCAAGCGTCAGCCCGCCATCGCGGAACAGCTTGGCGCGGGCTGGGCCAAGCGCCTGATCCTGAAAAGCTGCCGGCTGGAGCTTGAGCCAATCGTAATAGCTCAGATCAGCAGCGACCTGCCCTCCGCCGTTCGGCCCCACCGAGGCGCGAGTGGCATCCTTGCTGAGGAACTTGGTCCATTTGGTCACGGGCACGAAGGTCGTCCGGCACCTGATGTGAAACGGTGGACGCGGCCCGGAATCGACTGGAAAGCGGCGCTTATCCATCGACCTGCAGGTCTGTGTTGTTTTGCTATCGAGTGTGGCAACGATCTCAATCTCGGCGACGACATCAGGATTGGCCTTGATCGTCTCCATCCGGGCCTGCGATGCCACGTGCTGCACAGCCGTGTGCACGACCGCACTGGCATTGCGCTTGGTCGTTGCCAATATCCCGTCGCTGTACCCCGCAGCCTTGGTACCGCGAATCTTGCGGATGACCTGAAAGTTCGTCTGCCCCTCGAAGAATCCTTGCCTGATGGCACCACTGACGCGCTCGCGCTCGGTAGTTGCCCAATCTTTGATGAATGGCTCCAGCAGTTTGCCGCCGCCGTTGTCGCGCACGCTGAGCGGGTTGTTGAGCACTGCGGAGCGGATCGCGCGCGCTGGCGGTACCACTGCATCAAAGGTGACACCCACAGGGGCGGACCGGGATAGCGCCGTCGCTTCGAACTGAGCCTCGTAGTTGGCCAAGTCGATCAGATCAAGGTTCAGCGTGGCGGTATAGCGGTCGAAGATGCCGAGCAGCAGGCTGTCGACCTCGTCGAGCAGCTGGTTCAGCCGCTTGATGTTGTACTCGCTCAAGTCGGCATTGGTGAGCTGCTCGCGCACCGCCCGGTCGATCTCCTTGAGAAAAGGAGCGAATTTCTCGACCTCTCCAGCCTTCAGTTGCTCCAGAAACACCGAGTGCCGAATCGTGGCATCAAGTACCGCTTGGTTGACGGCCATCGTTTAAGTCCTCGTCATCATCCAGGCCGAGGTTGTCGGTCTGTTCCTGAAGCTCTCCGTCTATCTGCTTGTCGGTTCGCTCCGGTGCGATCAGTCCCAACTTGCGCAGGTATCCGCGCAGATCGGCCTTGGCAAACCCGCCGCTCTGCCATAGCTGCACAAGCGCGGTGATCATCTGCGGGTCCGCGCTGAGTTCGACGAACTCCTGATTGACTAGGTAAGCCGTCTTGCCGGTGACGCCCAGGAACTGAGCGCACCAGCCCAGCGCCCTGGTGTAGGCCTCGTTGACGTTGGATACGCAGATTGCGAGCACCGACGTGGACGCTGACTGGTCGCCTCTCGACTCTGTAGCCGTCTTGGCGGTCATTGACGAGACAACCATGCGCGCACCCAGCTCGATCATCATCTGGTTCTTGTCGGCCATCGCCTCTTTCACCAGCGTGTTGGGCTGGGGCTGGGCAAAGGCGAAGGTTTCACCAGCAGGCACAGGGATCGGAGCCCGGGAGCCGACGTAAACGCCTTCTTTGCGTGCCATTTCGAGCCATTGATCGTCGACGCCGCTGATCCACGGCTGAGCCTGGCCACACCAGAACACGCTGTCCTCGTAGTCAGCGCTGTTCCGGTAATGCCCGAGGTTGATCATCGCGATGTCGTACAGCGGCGACTCGTCAATGCTTGGGTCGTTGTTCTGGGCCCCGATGAACGTGAAAGGGATCTCCTTGAGACGTCCGCCCTTCCCGGCTGGCATGTACTCTTCTACCACCTCAAGAGGGCCACCGCCGCGCGGGCCTTTACGACGCCAGACGCGACAGACGTACAGTCCAGCCTCATCCAGAGCCAGCTCGCGAAACTGCTCAGTGCACTTCAGCCCGAACCCATCTGGCTCTTCGTTCATCTCACGCAGCACAACCATGATCAGGACGTTGTGGCCGTCCACCATGCCGGTGCGCCAGTTGATGACGTCTTCAGCCGTGTAAGTGAGGATGACCGAATGCCCGCCGATACCGCTGTCTTCGTGAAAGTCCACGAAAAGACCATGACGACCGGCCTCCAAGACCTTCTCAAGCGAGCCTTGCGACTGCTGATAGATGCTCACGCCTGCGCCGTTGGCATTGTCCTGCAGGTATTCAAGGTTCTTTGGGACCGTCAGCGTGGGGTCTTTGTGGAACGCCAAACCAATCAGCCCGTTTCGGGTGTGGCCGGTGGCGTTCTTGAACACCGCGCGCTCGCGGTACGCGTTGTTGCGCTCGACGTTCTCTTCTGACTTGTCGTGTCGGTTGATGTAAGGCAGCCGGTCAACAACACGGTGCTGGCCGGCACAGACGTCGCGCACAGTCAGCCAGCGATCCAAGGCCTCAATGTATTCGGGCCGCTTGAAGGAAACGTCGTTGTTCATCGGGCGTATCCCAAGTTTAGAGAGGTGACCGGTTTTATGATCGGGTACTCGCGGTGGATGAAATAACCTCCGCCATCGTTCGCGTGGTCATTGCCTTGTGATTTGTCGGGTTCACCGTTGGCCGCCCAGACCTGCTGCTCAAGGCCATCGGCATATGTCGGGCAGGTGAAAGGGTTGACCAGGTATCGGCGCTCGCCCTGCGCGTTGCAAAACATCGCGTTCATGGCGTTGATTCGATCCTTCACCGGAGGGTTGGCCGCAGGTGCGATCACTGTGAAGCCTGCCTGCTTGAGCATGGCGATGTCCGTGACGCTGGCATTGACTGACTTGCGCGAGTCGCCCGATGCGTCTGGGTAGATACGGATTTCGCAGGACTTGATGTACTTGTCGCCATCGTGGCGCCAGTAGCGTTCCTTGATGCGCCGGATCATGTCGGGCGTGTCGTAGCCGTCCATGAACTCGTCCACGGCTCGGGGCAGGCCCTTGTCACGCTTCACATGCGTGATCGCTGCCATCTTGCCAACGTTGAAGTCCATGCCGATGAACAGAGGCTCACCGGCTTGCACCGTATCGAAACACTGGTTCAGCTTTCGGTCATAAGCGTGGTAGATCGACCCAGACGTCAGGTTGACGAATTGGCCGTTCAGGTACGCCCTGATCAGTTGCTCGGGGTATGACTCCATCAGCGACGGGATGTAGTCGTCCGGCAGGTTCAGCTCGTTGTCGAAGGTGCTGGCCTGGATGAGCCCATACATCTCCTTGAGCGCTGGCTTGTCGCGCAGCTGCTTCACGAACTGCAGGAAGACGAACTTGAAGCCTTCCGGTGTCGTGGTGACGTCCACGCCGTTCTTCAGCCCGGGCAGGTTGTAACGCATTCGCGCGATGATCTTGCGCCAGGCTTGCTGCGCCTTGATCGAGGTAAGAACGTCCAGCTCATCGACCAGGGCGTGTCCGACCTTGAAGCCGACAATGGTCTGTGGCTTCTCCATCGAGCGACAGATCACGGTGCCGCGATACTGCCGACCGCTGTAGATGTGAACTTCATGGTTCGCCTGATTGATCTTTGTCTTCAGGCCCCACTCGTAAGCCACCTCCTCCATCGTTGGATAGAAGATGTCCCGGATCTGCGGGTAGGTCGGTGCGAAATAACCGGCGTTGACACCCGGCCACTCCATGAAGTGCTTGCTCAGCGCCGAGCAGCCGACCCAGGTCTTCCCAGAGCCGAACCCTGCCACGAACGCGCGAAACTTGTGGGGCAGCAGCAGGAATTTCGATTGAGGGACGTTAAGGCTGGGCATCAGGCTTCCTCGCGTCCACTACATCGACCTGGATGCGAGTCGGAATCGCTGGCTCGTCGCCCTGCTCATCCTTGCGGTGGCGGTTGACGTACATATCGCCTGATTCTTTGGCGGCCTGTTCCAGCACCTGGAGGGCCAGCGCAAGGTTGCGCATACCTTCGGCCTTCTCAACGATCCTGCCGAGGGCGCGAAGCCGATAGGCCCGGTTGGCGATCGGAATCTCTGCCGTGTCTTCTCGGAAACGCTTGCGCGTGTCGTGGAAAAGCGTCACCCACCTGGCCGCAAGGGTTGCTCCAGCGCGTTTGGTTGGGTCGTGCGACTCACACTGCTGGCGGGATATCTCAATGCTGAATTCTTGTTTGACCTGCTCTACGACTTGCGAGGGAGTGTCGAAGCAAGCCAACGCCTGAACGATGAAGCTCTTCACCTCATGCTTCAGGGCTGCCATAGGTTGGATTCCGTCTAATGCCTGTCAAATTTCAGGCCGACTTGAGCAGACAGGTTCCGCAGGCCCTCGATATATTCAATTTACCCACCTCAGCAGGCTTGTTTGCAGCGTCAGATGTGCGCCCATGACTTTCGGCACACTACGTCTTGAGCGGTCCGCTTATGAACGCCATAGCGCTCTGCCAGCGTCTCAATGTCGACGCCATCGGCGGAGTGAAGCGCTCGCATTTCCAGCACTTCAAACTCCTTCAGCCTTGCTTGTCCATTTGACTCGCCCTTCGCCGTTTGCAAGCCGGAGTCATAGGCGTGCTGCTGATTGGCTGAAGAGGTCACCCATTCCAGGTTGGAAGCGGCCGCATTACCCTTGTCGGCATCAATATGATTGACCTCGGCACCAAGGAATGGAGGCTGACCTAGGAATGCAATCGCGACCAGGCGATGAACCAGCTCAGTTCGCCTTCCTCCTGGATAGCAGAGGTCAACGCTGAGATATGGTCGGGACTTACTGCGCCCTGGAGTTTTCAGGATCGTCCCTGCTTTGGCGCAAGTCCGACTGGTAAGTCTCTTGATTCGACCTTGATCGCTTACCGCATAGTCGGGATAGGCCTTGATCGTTTCCCATTGCTCTTCCACTACGCAATCCTCAGCAAGCAAGTACCGCACGCACTCGCAATGGAGGCGCGATTTATGGATGGGGTTTTTTTGGCTGCCTCTACCATGCGGGCAACATCACTATCCGGAGCGCCAACACCGTAGCGCTCGACAACCGCAACAAACTCACTTACGTCATGGCCGCGCATCTCAAGCTTCGGTAGTCCGTCTTGCGTGAACTTGGGCGCGCCGTACTGATCGGTCGCCTGGGCAATGTGGTAAAGCTCATGCTCAATCAATGCGCAGAAGTCGGCATCACTGCACTGTGAGCAGTAATCGGCGGCCAGGGTGATGATGTAGCTCGGTACGAAGCCGAACCAGTCACGCATCTGCTGCTCCATGCGGGCCTTCTGCCAACCACCGGCACGGAACGCAACCTGTTCGGCTTGGCCCAGCACTGTGCGACCTTGCTTCGTGAAGGCAGATGAGGCCCACATGATGCAGATGTCAGCATCAATCAGATGGGCATGGTCTTCGTTGTGAATGCTGCCGGTGTCGGCAAGGATCTCGGCTTGTAGCCATTCCCACACGCAGTTGGCTGGCACCAGGCGCATGAACACGTCGGAGTCATCAGACAGCTTCAGTAGATCGGCTGGAGGTATTGGCCTGTTCACTCGGACGCCCCATCGCAATAATCAATAAGCGAACTTGGCCGCCAGTACCGGTATCCCGCTTTTTGGCCAGTTCTACAGCCTCACCGGCAGTGGCACCCATATCCATCGCGGTGAGCGCATGATCCGCCCCGCTGCCAATGGCATACAGGCCTTTGCCGTCAATCGGGCACTTCCAGAATCCAGAATCGGTATCAGCGCCTATGTACCAAAGCCTTTCGCTATCGAACACGATCGCAGCGGCTTCAAGGTTGCGCGTAACGGAAGCACCGAACCATGCACTCTGCAAATCCTCGTAATCTGAGGTCTTGCCGCTCATCACGAACTTGACACCCTTCACCTCATGACATTTCTCGTAGTCGTCATAGGTGATCGTGTTTCCGCTGGTGATCTGCGAGTCATAGGCGATCACGCCGTCTTTGTAGGCAATGGTCGTCATCTTTCACCTCAGTCAGCAGCATTAACCATCCGAGCCGTCTCGCCCAGTGCGTAGCCATGCAGAATCCCAACCACCAACCCCTGAGGCATGCCAGCTTGGCGTGCCTTGTTGATTGCGTCAGTGATTGCCCTATCCAGCTCGCGGACGACCTTCACCGTTTCATTGCTCAGCGGCAGTGCGCCGTGGATGTTTGCAACGTTACTCATTGTTTTTTACTCCACTGTGCAGCGAGGCCAGATCGATCGGGCGAAGGCGAGCGCCCCTGCGTGATCAAGGGCGCACTCAAGAAGGATCATCGGGAATGGTTCGTAGCCGGGAGTGGTGACCGTCCAATTCTTTTTGGTCATCGTCACTTGGCGTTCTTGCTGATCAGTTGAATGGATTGTCCGAACGGGCAACGCCTTTGGTCAGCCACATGCAGGCCTGTTGCAAGTTGGTGACCGCGAGGGCAATAGAACGCTGATCAACATCAGGGATGGCTTTCAACTGCTTCACCAGATCAGCCGCGTCAGCCTCAAGGGCTTTTATCGAGTTGATACCGTCGATCTCCGACTGGCTCAGGTCGCGGTAGCCGGTGATTTGCTTGTGCTGGTTATCCATGATCTTTCCTCTGTCGTTCGCGCCACGAAATGGCAGTGTCTGAATTTGTGGCGCGTTACGGCGTCTGCCGCTCTACCGCCTCGTTGACCTTGTCAGCGGCCTTGCTGGCCACCTCTGCCGCTTCGGTAGCCTTGCCGGCTGCACCCTCAACCTTTACGGCTGCCTCGGTGGCGGACTTGGCCAGCTTGTTCAGGCGCATATCACGCTGGATGGTGGCCTCGTCGTAACCACGGCGGGCCTCGGCAAGCTGGACGCTGTACCAGCTTGCGAGCTGCCATTGGGCAACCTGAAAGCCCAGCATTGCGCCCCCGGCCAGCAGCACGATTGCGATCAGCCAAACCTCTACCCGCCTCCACCAGTGGCGGGCCATGAAATTGATTGCGCATTTTTCCATCAGCTGTTTCCTCCGAGTTGAGTGCGCAGGCGGGAGATCTCCGAGCTCTGCGATGTCACTTTGTCGGTGAGCTGCGCGACCTGGCTGGTGAGGGCGTCAATTCGCCCTTCCATCCTGCCGACAGCAGCGGCGAGTTCGTTGCGTTCTTTGGCGAACTGATCGGCGCGGGCCTCGGCCTCTTTCCGTGCAATGCGTTCAGAGTCGAGCAGCTCGTTCAGTCGGCGGACCGTGCCGATATCGGCGTTGTCCATGGCGCGGTCGGTCGCATCCCTGGAGAGGAATTTCCTCAACCACAGGAAGCCACCCAACAGGATTGTGCCCGTACCGCCCAGCCAGGTAGCTGTGCCTGGGCCGAGATCGGTTGGGTCCATCTTTACTCCGGGGAATTTAGGTAAGCCGCGTGGCTAAGCAAAAAGAAAAGCGCCCGTTAGCCCTTCGTCTAATCTCGTTGACTCTCACATCAATAAAATTACAAGGAATGTCGGATGCCAAAGGATCTATGGATAACAATGTTGGTGGCAATTATCGCGGGTGTCACGGCGCACCAGATCAATAAGTCAGCCCTGATCGAAACCATCAGCCAAAAAACTGGGAAGTTGATCAGGGTGTTGATTAGGATGATCGCGAGATTCGGAATCGGCGTTCTGCTCATGGCCTTTTGCCTATCTAAGATTTTGGACTTCGGCCTGAGCGGCGACCCGATCAACCGATGGGAAATCTTGGAGGCCGTTTATTACGCTTTACTCGGCCTAGAATTCTTGAAGTTTCTGATTCACGACTTAGCCTACGTGAGTAGCGGTAAAAGGCCTTTATGAAGACTTGTTGCTGAAAGAGGCCCTCGCTGAACTTGGCGATCAGAGGTTCCGAGGGATTGGGTAACTGGTACATCTGGGAAAGCTTCCACTTTGGTAGCGGCTTTCCTCGGAGGTACAAAAAAGCCCAGATCGTGTCCGGGCTTTTTCCATTGCTACCAGGCGTATTCAGCAGGGAGTCAGACCAATGCCGTCGGGCGAAGGCTTGGCCGACGCCATGACAAAGTGATTGCTGGATGCGCGCAGGTTGCTTTTCAAGGAATCATCAGCGGATGAACTACCCGTTCGCCACATGGCGAGGGTCAACTCCAGACGCTTGATGCCCACGCCGGGCAATTCGATCAGCCTGGCAACGGAGCGATAGGCATAGCCCACCGGCTCGGCCAGCGCGGATGCAGCGAAGCTGAAGCAGGACAGGCATGCGGCAAGCGCAAAGCCCAGATACATGGTGAGTTTCCGCATACGGCATTCCTCTTTTGGTTGATTTGGATTTTCTTCGGGCACAAAAAAAGCCCGACGGTTAAGCCGGGCTTCTTGTGGTCAATCCCCTATGTGCGCAGCAATGACAGGATGGGTGAATAATGCGACATGGCGACATGACATTGCAAGCACTTTTGAGGGACTATTTCAGGCCGCCTCGTTTTCAAGTACTCCCGCCAGCTCAAGCAGGTGCTGAGCCTCTGTCAGCGCTTCGTTCACAATGCCCTCCAGCCCATCCCTGATTGCCTTGTTCCAGCGCTGGTACGTCCGCTCAGTCAGGCCCTGGCTGTCCCAATTGGTCATGTCGTAGTTGGACGCGGCCAGCACGATCATTTCACCCGACCGGGTTTCAGCGATTGACCTTGCATGGCGGTTCGCGCGCTCTACTGTGTCCTGTGCCGCCTTGTTGCGCCTATCCCACTTACCAGTGCCCTCCTCATCGACGCGCAGCTCTGGCGCTGGAAACTCCCGTACCTGACGCTGGATGCCCTTCGACTGCTGTGGCACTGCCCAGACCAGAACCGCTTGCTGGGTGAATCGCTGGGGTGCCGAACTCTTCACCACGGCAACCAGACGGCCAATCGAATCGATCTTGCGCCCCTTGTGGGTGCTGTACTTGGCCACCAGTGCGTTCCACTGCCGAGGGGTGAGCTGTGCGTGCAACAATTTGTGCACGATGCAGTCAGCCAGCAACGCAGCCTCCTTGCCGACGATCTCGCCCTTCTGCTTGGCGCATTGGACCTTTGGCTCGAAATCACAGCCGCCGGCCGAATTGATGGTTTCCGCGGCTAGAGCCCGGACCACTGCTGCTACAACGTTCCGATACATCATGCCGCTTCTCCTTTCTTTAATTCTCTGGTCATCGCCCGGTACTTGGCTGTCAGGGCTTTCAATTCTTCAACGGTGTACTTCTGGGGCTCATGCGGTCCTTCGAGCCACTCCACGCTGACGATGCCGATGCGACGCACCAGCTCCAGCCGGTACTCCACGACGTTGCCGGACTTGTGCTGATTGCACGGAACACATTGCTTGTGGCAGTTCAGTGGCTCGAAGCGCAGCGCAGGGTTGCTCCCGACGGTCCGGTAATGGCCGGCGTCGTACTTGCCCTGGTGGTGCCGGCCGCAGCTAACGCAAGGCAGCTCAGCGTCACGGTGGCGAACCCACTCGTTGAACGCCTGCTGGGTGTCCTTCATGTGGTCGCTGCGACTTTTCAGGGCCTCTTTGCGCACCTTGATTTCGGAGCGCTCGACCTGAGCCAGCGCCTTGCGGGCCTTGGCCTGATTCCTGGGCGCATCGATGATCGCGCAGGCCGGGCTGCATACCGCCTGCCCGAGCTTCTGCGGGACGAATGAGGCCCCGCACTCAGGTACGCGGCATTTCTTCGCCTTGGGGGTTTTGGATTGGAGGCTTACGCGCATGGCTCGGCCTCCTTGGCTTTCTGCTGCTCTGGGACGAAGTCGCGGCGCAAGGGCAGGAGATGAATCGGGTCGGCCATAACCCAGCCACTCGACCCACACCAAGATGTCAGTCCATCGCCGATCACCACCCAGGCGGAACCGACATCCCCGTTTTGGATGCGCTGCCCGTCAGCAGGATCCCGCCAAGTACTGATTTGCTCTGGGGCCAGCAACTCAACCAGCTCGCAGACCTTGCCGATATTTTCCGGGGTCGTGTGTGCACCAACTATCAGCGCCAGGTCGCCCGGCTTGAATTGATTGCTCATGCCGCCACCTCGCCGATCAGATCGCCGAAGAACACACCCAGATCCGAGAACTCAGCCAAGATGCGATCGGTGTACGCCACGCCCTGGGCGCGATTGAACATGCTGGTCACCGGAAAACCATCTGGCCCCAACAGCTTGCTGTCGCCCATCAGTCCGAGCTTTTCCTCGTAGGTCAGGTGCTTGGTGGTGCGGTGCCAGGCTGCGCGGTAGTCCTCGTCCTCGTTGATCAGGATCTGAACGCCGTGGTGCAGCTTGCAGTACTTGCGGGCCTCGCTGGCGTCGCCGATCTGAGTCATCTCGGAGATGCGCTTGTACATGGCAAACCAAAGCGCGTTCTGGTCGAGCGTGCGGTCCTTTCCGGCTCGCATCGAAACCACGACGAACTTCTTTTGCCGGAACATCTCGGTCATGCGGGTGACAGCCTCGGTGAGCTTGGCTTGGCAGTTCACGCTGATCTTGTCAGTCATGGCTCTGCTCCTTGCTCGTTGAAGCCCAAGCTGTTGCAGACGTTTTTGGACAAGGAAGGCCACCATGATCTGTGAACTGGCCGCAGACGAGGCATCCGGTGTAACCGATCACCGGAACTTGCTGGCGATTGAAATTATCCATCGGAGCAAGTCGCTTCTTGAGCGCTTCGTTCTCAGCCCTCAACGCAGCTGCCGACCGCGCCAGCCCAATCAGATGATCCAGCGCGCTATCCTCGCCCGCTGCGTCGAAACCCATCTCGCTTGCAGCAGACTTGATGATCCCGCTTACGCCCAGGCTGGCGGTCTGGCACAGTTCAAGATTGGCGATGCGCTGGTTCAACCCAGCATTCACCCGCTCGTAAGCTTCGTAGACGGTCTTGAGGCCTGCGCTCTCGGCCTTTAGCTGCTCAGTCTGGATATTCAGCGGATCGACAATCTGCTCATTTACGTACATCCAAGCCTGCCACGCTGCATCCTGATCGCCAACCCAGTGTGTCGAATCGTCGGCAAGCCATGCATCGAAGGAATCTTCAACTGATTTGCTGAATAGATCGCTCATGACAGCAGCTCCTTGGGCACGCTTACGGTTTCGCCAAGTACCGAGGCAACGATGGCGCGGCAGGCAGCGATGAGCTTGGTGTCACCCATTGCAAAACTTCGATTACCGTCAGCGTCATCTGACGTGGCGTAGTGCATTGGAGCCCGGTCGCCCCATCCGCATACAGGAGGAACTGCATCGCAAAGCTGCTGCACATACTTGTCGATCAGCGGCCCGCCCTGACTCCAGTCGGTGGATGGTGAGTAGGTCGCGCAATACTTACTCCAGACGCGGTCTTTTGGAGGCATTTCCATTGGCGAAATCTCTGCCTTGGTCACAGCCCAGTCCAGCGCAGCACCGACCAGATCGGCCGTCTTCACTTCGATAAAATCAGTCATTGGGCCACCGCCAGCGCTACGCCGATGATTGTGTTGGCAGCGATAACCGCCAGCACAAAAGTAAGGATTGGGTGCTCGCTCATGAATTCGAACAGGTTCATTGGGACACCTTCACGCCAGCAGCTTCGATGGCTTCACGCCCGAACTTGCCAGTGCTACGGCCGTGGTTCGCGTGATAGCCAGATATGGATTCAAAGGATTTTTTTGCGCAGGCAGCTTCAAATATCGTGCTGAAGGTTCCGAGCCCAATGATTCGGCCCGAACTTTTTGCCATGACACGGTATCTGCCTGATCGAAGAGTGACGCCAGGAACCCCTGTCTTACTGTCGGAGCGGAGTGCCGTGTTTCGGTTATTTTCCTCACTGGTAACCTCGCGCAGGTTCTCCCATCGATTATCCGTTCCATCGCCATTGATATGATCGATGAATGCTGGCCAGCGCCCGGTCATCAGCAGGAAAGCAACCCGGTGCTGAGCAATCATCGAGCAGAGTCCGCGGATTACTATTTTTCTGTAACGCTTCCCGCATTTTTTCTCCGTATGGAGAAACCCAGCGATCTCGCCAGCGTACTTGGAATCGAACCTTGGAACGCCCGTCTCGCGCCAAATCAGCAGCCCAGTTTCCGCGTCGTACTTCAACCTGGCGTTGAACGCTTGAAACTCTTTATCAGCGCTCATGGTTTCTCGCTCCCACATACGGAGCACAGGGGGCGGGCAAGCGCCAGCGCCTCGCGGGAGGCCTTCCATGCCAGCCAGCAATCCTCAATGACCGTGCTGTGATATTCACCGGTAGCGAATCGGCCCATGTGCTGGTTCGGGTATTCCCTGAGAACCCATGCTTCGTACTCTTCACGCACTTTT